GAGAGAAGAGGAAATCATGGACATCATCGCTCGTCGCAGCACCAGGAACGACGTCATCATGTTCGACATCATCCCTACACTGGACCAGATGGACGACTACGATGTTGCCGCCATCGCCGACGACGTGATTGGACAGTATTTCTCCGCCACTGGAACCCCCTACTATGTGGTGGACGTTGA